GGCAAAAGCACCCCATCAACTACAATCGCCGTCATTGCATTCATCATTGCTCACTGCCTCTGCGCCATGCTCACTAAACGACACCCATCAAAGTGTCGCAAGCACGTTGGCACAGAGGGGGCGCGCTGGTGCCGAGTGATGCTGTTGGGCCGTACTACGGAACAGCAACTGCGTTGAACGCTGTGAGTATAGGTCCGGTAGACACAACGGGGTATCAGAGTGTTGTCGTACAAGTTTCGGCAATTACTGGAGTGACGTTAGCAGTTCAGCAGTCCAATGATGGAGCCACTTGGAGTGGTGGAGTAAGCGGGTGGCAAGTCGGCGGTTATAGTACAACTGGATCGATTATGACCACTACTGGTCTATACGCCTACCCTTGTTTAGGTAGGTTGTTTAGAGTCGTTGTAACAGTAGCTGGAACTGTTTCTCAAATATCAGCTGTTCTCCGCCAGAACCCAGCGCCGCCTTCTCTTTACATCCCCTCCACCAACATCGCGCAGGTGGCTGGCAGCACGGTAAACGCTGTCGGTGGAAACCTTGGAATTATGGGTGCCACGCTTCCTGGGCTGGTGCCAAATGCGTTTAGCCCCCCTGTTTTAGCTGGTGGTGCCGATACGGCATACAAAACTCGCACATTCCTCACCGACACCACGGGCGCGCAAGTCGCTGTCGGCAGCGCCAACCCGTCGAGCGTTCCTGTCACCACAATCGAGACGCTGAACACCGAAACCGGCGCGTCGATGTATCAGATGCTGCAACAGCATACGCAGCTTCTCACCGCCATCGCCTTCTATCTCAAGGAAGGCTTCGGCTCGCCGCATGAGCCTGCCGAGTTCCGCGACGACGTCGGATTCTACAACTAAGGATTTCCCCATGCCTTTGACCTTCGCCGCCACGGGTGATGCGACCCCGTATGGGATCGCCTTGTCTGATTGCTACGCGGTCATCAGCGACTTCAGCGCCGATGTGACCAAGTGGACGATCACCGTCACCGTCTATGCCGACCAGAACGCCTTCGCGGCGGGCAAGCAGCCCGGCTGGACGCATCAGTTCGAGATCGCGCCGACTGACGGCTTCACCGCGCAGATCGAGGCCGCAGTGATGGCGGCGCTCTCCAATGTCCCCGGCGTTTCAAACCTTGTCCAAGTTTAGGAGCTAAAGATGCAGATTTCCGTCCTAACCAACCTGTTGAAGCTTACCAAGGCCCCCGCCAACGCCAGCCCCGGCGTCCCGGCTCTTGGTGGCATCTTCTCTGAACTCGAAGTCTCGGAGCTGATGCCCCAGTATTATTCGCTGGTTAAATCCGGCGTATGCTTCATGGGCACCGCGACCGCCATCACCCCCTCGGCGTTTGTCGGCGGCGCGGCTGGTACGCCGATCTTCGGCCTCTACAATCCGGCCAACAGTGGTATCGACATCGTCATCCTTCAGGCGTTGCTGGGTATCCGCACCACCGGTACCGCCGCCGTCGCCACCGACTTCAACTTCTGGACCGCCGCTGCCGGTACTGTGCCGACCTATACCGGCGTCCAGCCGAAGAATGCCTACACCCATGCCGCCGCCGGTTCCAGCGCGCTGTATATCAGCAATGCCGCCAATACCGGTGCCCCGGCGACCACCCTGGAGCGCCCCAGCTTCAGCATCGGCCTGACCGCCGCCACCGCCGTCACCAACGTCCAGATGCTGGTGGATGACGTGAAGGGCGCGATCATCGTCAGCCCCGGCTCCTATCTGGCCTATGGCCAGTCGGTCGCCACCACGGCGGGCAGCTTCGATGCGGGCCTGCTCTGGGCCGAGGTGCCCGCGTAAGCAAAATCTTCATCGAGAGATCAGAGGAGGAATAAATGCTGATTTCCCTCTGGTCTCTCTTTTTTCCAGCTTCAGCAAGCACAGTTGTCTTGCTGGTGGATTCCGGCGTTGAGCGCATTTCAACGCCGGCGCGTCTGTCGTTTTCCCCGGCGGCCACTCCGAACGCCGTTCGCGGGTCGCCCTCGTTTCCACCTATTAATTTTGGAGCTGGTGGCGCCGGTGGCCAGCACCTGACTTTTCCGCCAATTTGAGGGCTTAAAACTATGGAAAACTCTGGCTGCTATTCGCTTGGCGTGATCCCCATCAGCGCTGCCGCGACAGTGGTTACGACAGCGACGACTGCCCTCGATGGCATGGCTTCCGCAACGTTCGAAGTATCTCTTGCTTACGGATCGGGCGGCACAAAAATCCAGGCCTATATCGAGACCTGCATCGATGGCAATACCTGGATCGATATTGCCTGCGTGACATTTACGACTGGCGGAGGCTCCAAGATCGTCAATCTGTCTGGTCTCACGCCCAAGACGACGGCAATCTCGCCGACGGATGGCGCTCTACCCGATGATACCTGCGTTGACGGCGTCCTCGGGAACCAACTGCGGGTCAAAGTCATCAGCACAGGCGTCTACGCCGGAAACACCGTTCTGTCTGTTTCCGCCGCCGTCCGATGACACCGCAGCAGCGTGAGGTCGTCGAGTTAGACGGCGAGATTTTTGACAACGGCGAGGCTGTGACGCTGGTCCGCAACACGCTGGGTCCGGCCGGCACTCAGATCGCGGTGTCCGTGGTGGTCAATGCCATCGTCCGGGGTTATCAGGCCAGAGAACTGATATCGGGCTCTGGAATCGTCGAAGGAGACAGCCAGGTCATCATATCGCCGAGCCAGATTAATGCGGCGCAGTGGCCTGGCGGGTATGTGGTTGGTCCGTCAACGCAAGGCGACCAGCGCGTCCCGAGAAAAGGCGACAAGATGGTTATAGCTGGCAAGACGCGGGCTGTTGAAGGGTGCGCTCCAATCTATATGGCCGGCGAACTGGTGCGCATGACCGTGCATGTGAAGGGCTGATGATGGCCATTGACTTTTCCGCCTTTGAACGTGATGTCGCTGCATTTGCTCCATCGTTGGATCCCGATGAAATGTCGAGAGAGCTTGCGGCATTCGCGCGGGAAGAGGTAGCGAAGGTCATCGCCGAAGGGATCGCCAGCCCAACCTATGTTCGATCTGTCGACGGGATCCGCGGGGCGGTTGAGGAATCGGTTAAAGGCGACGGTACCGGCGTTATTCTCTACGAGTTCAGCTATCTCGATGAAATTGCCGTCTGGGCGCTGAATTTCTGCCAGGCGTCCTCACCGGTCTTGTCGGGGTCCTACAAGGAATCCTGGTTTGTGACGGTCAATGGGGCGCAGTGGAGCCTTGATCAGCAGGTGCCTCCGGGCGCCGAGGTGATGGTCACCAACGACCAGCCTTATCACCGGAAGGTTGAAACGGGACACATGAAGATGTCCGTGCCGCCCGGGATCGTCGAGCGCTGTGCGCAGCAGATCAATAATCGGTTCGGAAATGTGGTCTTGGCACAGGTTCGGTTTATCTCTCTGCAGGGAGAATACGTCCTGAAGGGAAAAGGAACCAGACGGCGGGCCAATGGGCGTCGGCGCCAGGGCAAAGATCAGCGGGCAGGCAGGACCCTGACCTATCCCGCCGTCGTCATAAACATGCGGGGCTGATGAACGATGAACACCGGTGCAGCTGCTTCAGCCATTCGGTCGCTGATCGAGACGCAGTGGTCCGTTTCTGGCGTCGGGCTGATTTTTGAAAATGAGATTCTGGTTCCACCAGGTGACGGGTCGCCATTTTTGAATGTCGAGATCGTCTGGAACGGCGGCTTACCCGTCTCCATAGGCTCTCCTGGCTCCAATCGGTCCCGTCGGCTCGGGATTGTCTGGTGCCATGCCATGGTACCGACCGGCAGCGGCCGTGTGCTGGCGGATACCTATGCCGGTCAATTCGCATCGATCCTGGAGCAGCAGGATTTCTCTGGGGTCGTGTTCAGTGCGGCGGAACCTGGTGGGGGGCAGTCGGGGATGGTCGACGGAACCTATTACGGTCAATCCGTCGCAATTCCTTTCTATTACGACGAAACAGCATGAGGACGGCCATGATCTATCGAGTGCGGCAACCGGTGCAAACCATCAGCCATTATTTCAGTGTTGGAGATCTGGTCGATGCTGTCGATTTCGATGGACCGGTATCGGTCGAAGATTGGCTTTCGCTCGGATTGATCGAGCCGGTGGGAAGCAGCGACGAGCCGGCAGAAGAGCCGCCGGCGGCCGTCGCTGAGGATCCTCCTCATGAGGATAACGAAGGGGTCTGATCGACAGGCCTTTGTGTCAACCAGGCCGCCTTCGGGCGGCTTTTCTTTTGCCCGAAAGGTAGGCAGCCATGACCGCAACGAACCGGGTCCGGGTGGCAAGCATCCGCGAAGTCACGCTCGGCACCACTCCCAATACTCCTCGCATGCGGACCCGCCGGTTCACCGGCGAGTCGATCAAGTTCACCCCGGGATTTGTCGACAGCGATCAGATCCGGTCGGATCGCATGAATGTCGATTCCATTCTGGTCTCGACGGTTTCCAGCGGTGGTCTCAATGCCGAGCTGGCGTTCCCGGTTCATAAGTCAGGCGAGTCCGAGGATATATGCTCGGCATTCTGCGCTGATTGGACGACCACGCCGTGGCATGACAACGACGGAACGGCAGACAGTTCGATCACGGACGCCGGCACCTCCGCCAACACCTATGCTGTTGCCGATCAGAGCGGAAGCGGTGGTTATGCTGGGACCGCCTATAAGGCCAATATGCTGGTGCAGGCCTCCGGTTTCACCAATGCGGCCAACAACCAGGTCTTTGCTGTCGCCAGCTCGACCGCGACCACGGTCCTCGGTACAGCTCTCAGCCTGACGGCTGAAGCCGCGCCGCCGGCGACGGCACGGCTAAAGGTTGTCGGGTTCCAGGGGGCATCCGGTGACGTTACGGCAACATCGACCGGGTTGGCTTCGTCGGCGCTGGACTTCACCACCCTCGGCCTGGCCGTCGGCCAGTGGATCAAAATCGGTGGCTCGGCTGCCGGCAATAAGTTTGCGACCGCCGCCTGCACCGGCTGGGCCCGCATCACGGCGATCGCCGCCCATGCGCTGACCCTAGACAATAAGCCAACCGGCTGGACGACCGATGCCGGTACGGGCAAGACGGTCCGTTGCTTCTTTGGCGACCGGATTGCCAATGGCACCACGCTGATCAGCCAGTCGATAGAGAAAGGCTATCTCGGGCAAACGGTGCCGACCTATGTCATGTCGACGGGAATGGTCGTCGACCAATACTCCCTGTCGGTCAGCGCCGGCCAGAAAATCACCTATTCGGTGGCATACAAGGGCATGGGTGGCAGCCAGGGCACAGCGGCAAACGGCACCAGCTATGATGCTATGACGTCGACCCCGGTTATGGCGGCCGGCGCCAATGTCAATGGCATCCAGGAATATGGGTCTGCCCTGTCCTCGCCGAACTGGGTCCGCGACCTGAAGCTGCAGATCGCCAACAACATCCGCACAGTGATGGCTGTCGATAGCATCGCCCCGGTAGACCAGCGATATGGGGAATGCACGGTCACCGGCAGCCTGAGCGCTTATTTCGGCGACAATTCCATCTTGACCAGGTTCTTTGCCGGCACGCCGACGAGCCTGTCCAGCAAGGTCGTGAAAAACGGCCAGGCGGTCGTATTGCAGATTCCCCGCGCCACTTACAATGGCGGTGGCGATGCCTTTGCCCAGGCCAAAAATCAGGACGTCAGCCTGAACCTGAGCTTCAAGGCGTCTTACGACTCCGTCACCGGGGCCCAGGTGATGATGGATCGCCTCGAATACGTCGAGTAATCCCAAAGCCGCCCGAACGGCTGGCGTCTTTTGGACGCTGCGCGCAGTCAGGGGCGGGGATGTTCGGGCATCCCCGTTCCGCCTCTCCCGAAGAGGATTTCATGTCCAAAAAACCGCTCCCAACCCCGATCAAGGAGTCCCGCCCCATGTTCAAGCTTTCCTCGACTTTGTCCGACATCACCGCAGAGCGCGAAGGCGAGTGGGTCGATATCGCTGAAGCCCCTGGCTTCCGCGTAAAGGTCAGGTCCGTAAATTATGGACCCTATCGCCTTGCCCTCGAGTCGCTTAACCAGCGCCTGGCGCGGCAGAAAGCGACACCTGAGATCCGAGAGGTCGAATACGGCAAGCTCTACGCCAAGCACCTCCTTGTTGGCTGGGATGGCGCCGAAGAGCCCTATTCCGATGAAGCCGCCATTGACCTTCTGTCAAACCTTGCCGCGCGTGACCTTCGTGCCTGGGTTTTCTCCGCTGCTTTGGGCGTCGGCACGCCGAAAGCCGAGCAGGTGCAGGCCGCCGCGGGAAACTGAAGGCCGCCGTCCGGTGGCGGCTGGAAGCAGCGCCGGCCGCCGACTGGCTTGCCGATCTGGCTGACGAAGAGCCGGAGGCCGCCGCGGCGGCGATCAGGTCGGAAAAACCGGACGACGCGGAAATCCCTGATTGGTGTGACGGCGTGTGGAGCTGTTTTTGGGCCCTATCCGAAACGGAGCGCCCTCGCCATTACATGACGATTCCTCATCCGATGGGCGGCTCGATTATGGACGAGATGCCAGGGCGGATTCCTGTGACCAGGTTCTATGCCTACTGCGCCGCTCATGGCGTCGACGGTGAGGTACGGGACCAATGGGAATATTTGGTCTCCGAGATGGATGGTGAATATTTGAAAGTGATCGACGAACGACGTTCGCGGTCCACAGTCGAACAGGCGGTCGTCCCCTGACCAGGGCGGCCGTTGTCTTTTGGAGCAATCATGGCCATAGACAAACTCTTTTCCCTCCGCGCGATGCTGGACGTCTCGGGCTATGCTCAGGGCGCGCGCGAAAAGGCGGCTGTCGACGCGCAGATGGTTGCCTCCAATCAGACGGTTGCTGCGTCTGAGGAGAGAAAAGCTCAGGCGGTCACCCAGACTGACCGGGCTGTCGTCGCTCATACGCAGTCCCTTTCGTCGCTGCAGCGCCAGCTCGACCCTATCGCGACGGCGACCAATCGCTTTGAGAACCAGCAATCCGCCTTGAATCGTGCCCTCGAGGCCGGTCGGATTACCCAGGATCAGTATAATTCAATGCTTGTTGTTGCCATGGGCAAGCATGAGCAGGCGGTGGCCAAGGCCAAGGATATGGTCGGCGCATTCTCCGGCGCTACCGCGGCCACCAAGGAACATGGCGTGGCTATGGAGGAAACGGGAAACTCCGCCTGGCGCACCCAGATGACCTATATGGAGTTGGGGCATACAGTCCGGGCCAGCGGTGAAATGCTGATGGCCGGCGCCAACCCATTGCGGGTTTTGAGCATGGAAGGCTTCCGGCTCGCGACGGTGATGCCCACCATCAATCCGGCTTTCATGTCTGCAGCGGCCGGGATGGCGGCGTTTTTGGTTCCGGCGGCGGCGGTGGCGCTTGGAGTTGGGCTTATAGCCTCGAAGGCAATCGAAGCCTCAGGGGAAGCCAAGGCGTTCACCCTTGCCATGCAGGCCCAGGGAAACGCTGCCGGAATGACGGCTCAGCAGATGCGAGAGTTGGCATCTGAAATGGAAAAGGCGGGGGCAAACCGCTCAGATTCCATTTCAGCTATCAATGCTCTGATCGCCGGGCATGGAGTATCTGGCACCCAACTCGCTGACATGGCGAAGATGTCGGTCGACATAGCGGCAGGGTCCGGACAGAAAGCAGCACAAGTTGCCGCAGATCTGTCGCGCATGGGGATCGAAGGAGCCGGCGCGATCGAGAAATTGAACGACAGTTTCCATTTTCTGGACGCGGCGCAGCTCCAGAATATTCGAACTATGGCCGAGCATGGAGATAAGGCAGGCGCTTTGAATCTTGCCATGGGCGCGCTGAAAGACCGTTTTGGGGGCATGGGCCGCGAGGTGATGTCTCCTCTTTCTCAGGCCATGCACGATCTCGGCATAGCATACGATAGGCTCGCGGAATCCATCCTGAACAAGCCGATCGTCGCCAAGTTCGTGGAGTCTCTGGCAAAATCGGGGAACGAAATAGCAGCGATCCTCGGGTCATCGTCTTCTGAGAAGACTTTGGCTCAGCAGGACATCGACCGTTACGGCGACCTGGCTAACGTTCCGGAGGGATTGGCAAGAAATGCCGGCATATCGCCAATGGCCATTCATGACGCCAAGACGAGAGTAGCGAGGGCGCGCAAGATCCTCGAGCAGAGCAGCCCTGGCGCCTCTGACGGATCCGGCTCCGGATCCGGGGCGCCTCCGCCCAGCACCGGTGGAAGTGCGGGCGGAGGGGAGGATCCTGACGCGCAGCGCCAAATCGACATTGTGAACAAGACGAAGGAGGCCAACGACAAGCTCGCCGGCTCCATGGCCGCCATTGGCGCCGCGCGGGAACTTGCCGCAGCCAAAAGCCAGGCAGAAAATGAAGTTGCAGCCAAGGGACTCTCCGGAAAAGAGGCGGAGGCCTATGTTGAGGAGAAGCTGCGCGAGGTAAAGATTCGTCTATCCGGCGCCATTGCCGAACAGACAGCGGCCTCGAATGAAAATGTTAAAGCTTCACTGGAGTCGGCAGCGGCCTATCTGAAGGAGGGGGAGGCCGCCGGCATGATGGCGGACGTCCTTCGCCAGGCCAAAGCTGATACCACGAAGACCGGCCAGGATCCCGATGCTCGGGCAAAGCAGCTTTTGAATGAGCGGGTTTCCTCGGCCGCCGATCAATCTGCCAAGGAAGTGGTCGCGCTCGAGCGTGAAACCCAGATACGGCAGGCTGCGACGGCCTCCATCCTGCAGGGCTATCAGGCCCAGCACGACGCCGAGCTGCAGGCCAAGATTGATTCCGCCACCCATGCCGACCAGGTCCAGCTGGAGATCGCGCGAACGATCGGCAACCAGCAGGCTGTCGATGACTTGACGGCATCGATCGCCCGCAAGACTCAGGCGCTGAAAGACTCCGATGCTGCCGAGCGGGAAGGTGCCGGCGCAGAGGCTGTAAGGTCTCAGCGCGACCAGCTGGCTGGCTTGCAGCTGCAGCTTCGCATCAAAGGAGATATCCGGGGCGAGAACCGGCTGGCAATTGAACACCAGCAGGCCATGAACGAGCTGCAGAAAATCGGCGTCGGCTGGACACAGAAAGAGCGGGACGAGTGGCTGGCCAACACTGATGCAATCAGCCAGGCCAATGCCCAGCTGCAGCTGCAGGCGGATATCCAGCAGACAGCCAAGACGATGGCGCATGATGTCGCGCAGTCGATGTATGAGGGTCTGACCGGGAAAACTCAGTCCATCGTCGATTGGGCAAAGGCGACGTTCAAGCGGATCGCCGTCGCCGCCATCGAAGCGAACATCGTTCTCCCGGTGACAATGGGTGTCGTCGGCTCCATGCCAAGCCTGTTCGGGATCTCGACGGCGGCGGCCGGCGACAGCGCAGGAGCAGGGTCTTCCGGCGGCGGGATCTTCGGAACCGGCAGCAGCCTTTTAAGTCTTGGAAGCAGTGTCAACAGCCTCTTTGGCGGCGGCTTGGGGGCTTCTATTACTGGGGGCGTCAACAGTTTCGGTGCAAGCCTTGGCTTTGGAGGCGTAACGCCAGAATTTGTCGGGCCACTTTTGCCGGGCACCGGTGTGGGATCCGCAGCAGGAACGCTTTCGTCATCATCGCTGTCATCCTTGCTTGGGGGCGCCGGTATCGGCCTTGGAGCAGGAAGCCTTTTGAACGGCTTGATCGGTGGGAATCAGACCACAGGGATGGCGGGGGGTGTTCTAGGCGCCGGCGCCGCATTTGGTCTTTCGCAGATTGCCGGGTTGAGCGCCATTGGTGGCCCAATCGGACTTGGCGTTGGCGCATTGCTTGGCTCTGTCATCGGCGGCCTGTTCGGACCCAAGAAGTCAGTCGGTCCCAATGCTACAGCGGCGCTCGGCGGTGACATCAATCTCAATTCGGGGATCATCGCGACCGGCGCCGATAATGGCGGAGATGTCGGCGTCGCGACAGGCCTCGGCACGTCGGCCGTTGGCGGCCTGAAGCAGATCGTCACGGCCCTCGGCGGGACGGTCGACAACCTGGCGCGATTGAATGTCGGTTATTTCAAGGGAAAGTATTTCGTCGACGATACCGGGACCGGCGGCAGCGCCTCCTATCAGTCCAACCAGTTCTCGGATGCCTCGGCGGCCGGCTCTGACTTCCTGGTTCGCGCGCTGAAGGATTCGCAGATCAGCGGCTTGAACGGCGATGTAAAAACCGCGATCAGTAAGCTGACGACCGGGATGGCGTCCACCGACGTCGCCACAATCCTGTCCTTCGCCAACACATTTCAGGATGCCCTGAACGCCATGAATACCGGCGTTCAGGATTTCAGCAAATCGGCAAAGATGGCCGCCGATGCCACCGCGCAGTCCCTGGTGACGCAGATAGAGGCATTCCGCGACAACACCACCAAGGCGGGGCTGTCCCTCGACGATGCCAATGCAGGCCTGAAATCCTGGGTGGACAGCATGTTCACCGTCCAGCCGGTGCAGTCGGCCTATGACCAGCAGGTCGAGCTGATCACGGCGAAATATCAGGCGATGACCCCGGTTCTGACGGCGGTGGGCTATACCGCCGAGGAGGCGGCCACCAAGATCAAAACCGGCCTTGATGTCGCCCTGCAGAGCCTCAAGTCGACGCTCGACCAGACAAATGCTGTGGCGCTGAATGCTTCGCAAGGCAACGGATTCTTGAACCAACTGAAGGACCTGTTCACCGGCGGCGCCGGCGGGGCGCTGGGCGATGCACAGATCACGCAGATCCTCGCCGGACTCAACAGCGACCAGTTTACCCTGGCCATCAATTCCTTTGGCAAAGTGGCGACCACATCCAAGGATTGGGCGCAGAACTTTCTGAACCTGTCGGAAGCTCAGATTAAAAGCCGCATCGTCACCCAGCAGCAGGCCGCCGAGCTGCAGAAGGCCACTGCCAATGTCCAGTTCTTCACCAATGCGGTGAGCCAGCTCGGCAATTACAACATCGGCCTGCTGACCGGCGATCTGTCGCCGCTTTCGCCACTCGACAAATATAACGCTGCCCGCAACCAGCTGAACTCCGATCGCACGGCAGCCGCCGGCGGAGATCAGGCGGCCTGGGGGCGCATTCAGGCCGATGAAGACGCATTCCTTAAGGCGTCTCAGGCCTATAACGCCAGCAATGTGCAGTATGCCAAAGACTTCGCAGAAGTGCGCGCCGCCAACGACAACCTGGTCAATTACGCGCAGACCCAGATCACGCTCGAGCAGAAGATCGTCGACACCCTGAATGTGCCGATCCTCGACCAACTGAAGAAGATCGAGGACGCTATTGTCGCGACAGCGAAATCTCAGGGTCTGACAGCCCCGGCGGTTTCGACGGTGACCCATCCGGGTACCGCGACGGGACCGGCGGTAACGGTAGCACAGTCGATGTCGGCCGTTGATGCCATGTACAAGAACATCCTTGGTCGCGACGCGGATCCGGCCGGCGCTGCTGCCTGGACCTCATATCTGGCCAATGGCGGCAACGTCCAGGACGCCATGACGCTGATGATGCAGTCGCCGGAATATCTGGCCAATCACAGCCATGCCAAGGGTGGTATTGCCCGCGGTTGGTCGCTCGTCGGTGAGCGCGGTCCGGAATGGGTTTATGCGCCGAAGACGGGGGCGATGGTCTTCCCGAATGGAACCGGGCCCGGAAACGACAACAGTGCGCTTCTCGCCGAGATCAGGTCGCTTAATGCCCGAATCGACCAGTTGACCCAGGTCTGCGCTTCTGCGGGCATCACCGTGGCGCAGACCGTTTCCACTGGTAATGATTTCGCCCGTCAGACAGCTCGAGCCGTCGGCCTCGCCTCGGTGAATCCGGTTCGGCCTGCAGCATGACCAATATCTTTCTGGTAGAATTCACGGCGCTGATGGACAGCGCCGGAACGCCGCAAACATTTCGCTTCTCGTCTTCCAGCGCCTTTATGACGCGGCCGACGGAAGATCCTCCGAATGCCGCCTATTCCGCTCATATTGAGTCGCCTGGCCAATATGAACGGCACTGCTGGGCAAAGGGATCGACACGAGGCACTTCGTCACGGGGGTTCGGGGTAATCAAGTTCGTCAACTCCGAAGGTACTTTCGACGGGTTGATGAATGCGGGTCTCGACGGCCAGCCGGTGCGGGTCCTGTTCGGTCCTGATGGCGGAAACTATCCGACCGACTTTACCGTCCTGTTTACCGGCACCGTTCGCCGGGGCCAGTTCCCGTCTCGGACTGAATTCGACCTGGTGCTGGTGGATCGTCAAGGGGACGCGGCTGATTTTACATTTCAACAGACAAAGTTTGCCGGCACCAATTCCGGAGCAGCCGGTCTGGAAGGTTCTCCGACCGACCTGCAGGGAAAACCAAAGCCAATCCTGCGGGGAACGGCCGGAAACTTCAACCCGCCATGTGTCAACACCTCGACACTGATTTACCAGATCGATGATGGCAGCGCGCTGACGCCGATGACAGTATCCGGCGTCTGGGATAAGCGGTCGCCGCTCACCTTTAATGCCGGATATACGTCAGGTAGCTTGGCGACCTTTGTCGCCAGCGCGCCGGGCAGCGGCAAATACAACACCTATTATGGCCCCGAGGGCTGGTACATCAAACTTGGCGCCTCACCGACCGGGACTGTAACCGTGACGGCGTCCGAGGGGGCGCTTGCCAATCGCACGGTGGCACAGATCGCCAGCAGGATCGCGAGCCAGCAGGGTGGTCTGCCATTGGCTCAGATGGATGGGATCGCGGCTTTGGACGCGATGAAGCCCTATGAGGTCGGCATCTGGATCGGCACCGAGACCACCGTCGGCCAGGTCATCGACGCTGTGCTGGATAGCGCCAACGCATTCATGACCGACAGCAGGTCTGGAAGAATTCAGTTCGGGTGTCTGCTCGATCCGGCGTCCATGACGCCGGTAACAACCGTCTATGATTGGATGATCCTGGACGAGCAGAACGGCTACACGGTCACCGGGACCAATGACAACGGCATTGGCCTGCGCTTGTCCTCCAATATCGATGGAACAGCGCAGCGCTATGCGGGCAACCAGGATGCCACCTTAGGGCTCCCGGTCTGGCGCGTCCTGGCTCTCTACAACAAGAATTTTACCGTCATGTCGTCCACCGACCTGGCGGGCATCGCTCTGAGTGACGTCGCCTATGCCAAGCTTGAATTCCGCACCTATGTCGCTTCTGACGCGAGCGTCCTGACGCAGCATCGCAAGGCGCCGGAATACACGATCACCACGCTGATCGTCAGCCTGGCCGACGTGACTGTCGAGGCGAATGGGCAGTTAACGCTCAGGAAGCCGCCAAGAAATATCTATGTGACCCCTCTTGATCCAAACCAGACGGATTCTCTGGGGGCGCCTGTGACGGCCAAGCTCGACCTTGGAAAGTGTTTCACGCTGGTCTCGAACCGGTATGGCATGGCCGCGGGAAAAAATCTGTTCGTCATCGGCATCGGTGAGGATTTCGGCTCAAAAACGGCGGCTGCCGTTTCCACCATCTACGCTTGGGGTTGATCCATGAAAAAGCTGTTCCCCGCTGCCCTCCTGGCGGCGCTGTTGGCCTTTGTCTCTCCGGCTTCCGCCACCAATCTCTGCACTCTGTCGATCACCACCGCGTTGACCGGTTCGGCATCAACGGCCGTCAACCTCGGCGTCAAGCCGCAGGCTCTCAGCATCCAGGCCAAGTTCGTCTATGTGGCCAGCGCCGCTACCAGCGCAGATGTCTATGTCGAGACGACCATCGACGGCACCAACTGGATCGACATCGCCAATTTCCATTATACGACCAGCAATGCTCAGCAGTTCGTCAACGTCTCCGGAATGACCGCCGTCACCACGCCAACAAGCTGGACCGACGGCTCGATTGCTTCAAATACGACGCAAGCCGGCGTGCTGGGAACACAGTTCCGATGCAAGACCACAACAGTGGGAACCTATGGCGCGGGAACGACATTCACCATCGACGTGCAGCCGCGGTAATCGGCGATGGCTGCATCCTCAAATGCTCTTTTGGCATTTCCAAATCGGGCAGATATCACGTCATTTTACCAGCCAGTCTTTTTGCAAAACTATGGTGTATGGCAAGACACTGCGCCTCTGACCAATCTGCAAAATCGCTTTTTGGCCTATAAGGCTCGCAGCGTCGATTGCAATCCTGACAATACGCAGTTCGTGATCGACCTTGGTGTCATGCGAATGGTTCAGGTGGTGGTTGTTCCAGTCTGGAATGGCAGCCGAAATGGAACCTATACAGTCAGCACCTTCACAGATTCCGCATTAACCCAGGAAACATCGACGACGACAAATGATGCTTGGCCGGTTGTCTTTCCGTTTGGTTCCCTCGCATGGGAACATGAAAGCTGGCTTGATGGAAAGATGACGCCGGAGCGGGCGGCATATTATCCGCAGCCTCTTCTCGTAGTTCTGCCGGCGGCGGTCAGGTGCAGATATGTCTGGGTCAAAATCAATGAC